GTGTTTCCAAGTCAATGGCTATCTCCAAGTGACCGGATAAATCTGGTAATCTGTCTGGTGGCACCCATTCTGTTTCGGGCGTGAATAGTGGTTGTTGTAGTGTCCTCAACTGTAGTCCCTCTCGATTATCATATCGATAAAATGTTTTGCTTTCTCGAGGCTCTCCTTGCCTCCCTTATCTTGATGTCTAACTATGTATTTTATAGCAGATCCTTCGGCAAATAACAATTTGTTTTTATTGATGAATTCGCTAGGTTGTATCTCGTATTTTTTGTAATGGTCGCCTCCGACCTGATTGTCGTATGGATTAGACATAGGTGCATTCTCCTGTTTCTACATTTACATTTAAAATATTTACACCAAGACTTTTTTGTATCGGTGTCAGTGATCTGTTTATTTTGTAGCCGTCTCTTTTTCTAACACACACTGATTTAACGTCTATCAGTATGACTTCGTGCTCTCGTATTGCAACAAGATCAACAGCTCCTTGTTGTGACATGTTCCTGCAAACTAAATAGCCTTGGTCCCACAGCCACATTGCAGCGATGTATTCTGCTTTGTCGCCTTTTATATGTTCATGAAATCTCACATGCTTCCCCATTCATGTCCTGGTTTTACGAAACCACCTGTTTGAAAAGACATCCTGCCTTTTATTTTAAGATTAACCTTTTCTATACTTTTATTAATTTTTCTGTGTCTTCTAAAAAATTCTGGTATGACGCCCGGTGTAAATTCACACATGTGATCAAGTTCTTCAGGACACAGTTTTTCAAAGTATCTTGTCACGACCAACAAACAATCAGTGACAGACATGTTTGATTTTAATTTATTAAATTTTTGAGAACAAAATATTGTATTGTTTTTTGTGTAACCTATATCACTATCAAAACGTTCAATAGATATTGTATTCGGATGATTTGATTCGTAAGTCATTTTTTCTCTTGTGTAAAAACAATTTAATCCGTTTGCTTTTATGTAAGAATCTAACCATTTTTTAAGATCCTCAAAACTTGGTAAGTCAGACTCTTCAAGAGCAGACTCTGCACCTTTGTAAACTCTTTCTCGATTACGCTGTCTCATTTTTTTGTAGATAAGTCTTAGACGAATGTATTTTTTAGTTCTTCTCATATTGCGTACGCCCTGTCATAATTTTTTGGTTCAAGTATATGTAAAGATTTTTTTGCCCGTGTGACTGCTACGTAAAATAGACGGTGTAATTCATCTGGATTAATATCGTCGTGGTCAGCAGCAGACTTAGTAATATCAGGTAAAAGTAATACATTATCAGCCTCACCTCCTTTTGCTCCATGTATTGTTGATAGTGTTATTCTTGGTGTCTGTGTAATTTTTTCTTTATTCGCTAACATGTTTCGTATGTAGTTTTCTGTTTCTGTATCTAATCCATCAAACGCTTTGTACCAAACATCTTGAGTTTGTAATCCATGATCCGCGATGCACTCTTCAATGTAATAACCCTCTTCATTCTCGTCCATTGTTTTACCGGTTTGATAACCTTTGGTTACGTTGTCACCAAGATACGAATAAATCTTTTTTATGGATGGCACAGGTATCGTTGTTTCAGCGTTTCTCCATCTCTCCCAGGATTGTATCGCAAGAAGTAAATCTAATTTGACAGAGTTTTTGTGTTTATGTGAATAATACCAACCCTGCAATTCACAAAATTCTTTTATCTTGTCTAAGAAATGATTGGCCGTTGTTAGCACAAGCCACTCACCTTGTGACATATCCACTTGTGTAACGTCTGAGTATCGTGTGAGATCACCTTGTTCTTGCCTTGGCATGTAATCTTTGTCGTATCTGTTTGATACGTTTCTTATTATGTCTTGTGAAAGTTCGTGTATTGGTCCACCAGGTATTCGATACGACTGACTTAACGTATCGACGTAATCTACTTCTTCTTTAAGTGCGATAAAAGTATCAACATCAGCACCAGCCCATTTAAAAATAGCCTGGTCATCATCACCAGCAATATATGTCTTGTCGGCTTTTCTCCATAACGTTCTAACCATTCTCCATTGTAAGGGTGAAAGATCTTGTGCCTCGTCAATAAATAATACGTCGAAAGACGGTGATATATCTTGTTCAATAAATTTCTTAACCATGTCATTGTAATCAATTAAGCCTTTCTCTTTTTTATATCTACTAAGTTCTTGATCTAAAAGATATAATAGATCTCGCTCGATGTCCATACTGTGCTCGTTTCTGTCGTACAAATCAAGAACAGGTATCTCCATCACAGTCGCTCTGTTTATCAAACGCAGATATTCGTTATCAGAGTTAAACGTGCCGTTGCCATCCTCGTACCACGCTGTCTTGATGGGTATGCCACACTTCAAACCAAAGTCTCTGTAATCTGCGTGACCCATGACACTTTCTTTTTTTGCACCTAACATTCTAAACGCCAGTGAATGCAGTGTCCTAAAGTATGGTATTTCTTTTTGGTCAATCATAAACTTTTCTTCCGCTCTGTGTGTCGCCTCCCATGCAGCTTTCTTTGTAAAAGAAAAGTATCCTATCTTTTTTATATCCGCACCTGCACGTAAAAACTCATCTACTAAATCAAGTAGTGTCGTCGTTTTGCCTGTGCCTGGTGGTCCTAGTATTATTGTTTTCACTAAAAAGGTGTCTCCTGATATTTAACTTGCGCTGTCGATGGTTCTGTTTTCTTCATCGCTTTTATTTTAACAAGACGTGGTGTTTGATTTTTCAAAGTCATTCTTGTTTCATCTAGAAAAAAGTCTAATTGTTTTATTAAATTACCTGTCTTTGTTTTATCCATCTCCCAGTTGTTGCGTTTACAAAAAGAATAAAAGTCGTCCATTCTAAAATATGTGTTGCCGTCATCAGTCCACGGTTTTTTGTTTAACATCTCTTCCTTTGTTCTTGCTTGTGGTCTGTTGACTGTAAAGTCATACAATAAATTTATTATCTGATTTGTTGGATCAAGAGATTCAAGCGGTTCTATCTCTTGCAGTTTCTGCATTAATGATTTTAAATAAATTTCTCTCCAGTCTTTTGCTTTCGGTATCGGTGATACAACGTTTGCTTGATCCAGGACTGCTATTGCAAACAAATTAGGATTGTGTAATTGTTCTGTTTTCAATTCTATTCTTTTACCTGACACGTTTAAAAACCACTGTGGTGGATTTGATTTTATTTTTGTCAGTGTATCCAACTCTGGCATTTGCTCTTCTTCAAAACCAACACCATACTTTTTTGTTCTACATCTCGCTGCATTACACACACCACATATTGGTTGTTCTTTGCATCTGTATTTATCGTAACCTTTTCTAGTTACAGATTTTATTACAAGCTGCACCTCTTGATAACTCAGTGGTGGATCCATATACTTTTGATTGTACTGTCCGACCTGATTCTCCCAGTCATCAGCGTGTGCTTTTTTACAATACACAGCGATATTGAAGAGGGCGTTGTTTCTAGAACCCTCACCAAAACCTTGCTCTGCTAATGTGTTTAAACAAGGAGGACCCTGCTTAAAAGACTCTTTGACTTCTGTTTTTTCTTTTACAGTTATTTGTTCTATCTCTTCTCTTGTCTGCACCCACTCGTCGTATATAGAATAGAATGATTCTAAAGTAGCAGCCTCACCACCAGCTTTCATTGCGTATCTTAATCCACGCACACCACCATGATATGGTAAATTTAAAAAATTACCCGTGTCTCCACGTTCAACCAATATTTCAGTTTGTTTTGGAAAAATTTCACTACCTGCATAACCCAATGCATCTGCCATTGCTTTGAGTTTAGACTGCATCAATGATGCAGGAATAAACTCTCTAGCAAATAAAAATAAATGTGCGCCACCAGATTTAGATCTAAACGTAACTAATGGGAAGCCGAGTCCTTTTATGTTTCTCATCAACACCATATGGTCCACGTTGTAGACATCGACGTCAATGCAACCCCACTTACATTCGTTGTTTTCGTTTATTGGTATCACACCAAGCGCTGGATCTTTACCCGCTATGTGATCTTCCCAAAGATTATCAGTGACTGGTTGTCTTTTTATAAAAGCTTTACCATCAGCTTTGCCTTTGCCGTTCGTTGATCCGGACAAGATCAACTGACCATACGCACTGTTGTTGCCTTCAAATATTTCTTTAAATTTCACGCTTTGGTCTCCCTGTTTTTGGTTTACCAGCGTTTGGTTTGAATCCTGGTTTACAAATGTCTTGACAATAGATCTTACTCTTCTGCCACTTTGTTATTTCAAATTCTTTTTTGCATGTTGGACATACTCTCGTCATAATTGTTCCTTTCTAATTGTGGGCCCGCAGCAACGGGGGAGTCTAACCACGGGCCCACCATGATTAAAACGGTACTGAGTCTTGTTTTGACTTAGTATCTTCTTCACCATGTTTTGCAGTAACGTCACCCTTATTAGCGCTTACAGCAAAACTCTTTGCCTGCTCGTATAGACCTTTGTCTTGAACAGGACCAACCTTTTCTACAGTCCAACCAAACCAAGTCCCCTTGTCGTTTGATTGTTGAACTGTTTTAAGTTTATACACATGACTGTGCATAGCCGGAGTAAACATACCATTCTTACCTTTAAGTTTGATACTGTTCATCATCGAGTTCCATGATCGACTCACTTTTAATTGTGTCGATTTCATAGAAATCAATGCGGCTTCACCTGACTCCAACAGCACAAAATATGACGCTGTGTTTTCAAGATAGTTACCATTTGGTAATCTATCTTTATAACTTGCATCACGCGTTGCATCTTTAATTATGCCGCTTTCAACAGAGTGTATCGCGATAGGAGCGCTTGTGCCCTCACCACGATCAGACCATTCAACGTATTCACGTTTGTAATAACATGGTATTACGCTGACGCCCTCTTCACCATCGTAGAGTTGCTTCGTCACGGTATTAAATATCATACCTGGTTCAGCACCTTCCACATATTTTGCATCCCGTTTGTTAGTCTCGGGAGACAGTTGACCTAACACTCTAAGAAATGGTAACGCAAAGTCGTCCGACCCCATGTTACTAAAACTCGTGTTAGCGTCTTGTTCAAACATGCTATTTAAAGCAACGCTTGAATTTTC